AAGCTGATGTAACGTTAGAATCCACTTTTACATATGTAAACGTTGTAGTTGTAGGTACGGAGTAAACGCGGTATTTACCATTAAAAGTGGCGTCTACGCTCTCTACTGTTACTACGTCTCCAACTTCTAAAGTATGTGCAACGCTGGTTGTAATTGTTGCAAGGTTAGAAGTTAAAGCTTTGTTTGTAACTGTATAGCTTGCCGTTATAGCCGTTGAAGAGACGTTAGTTGCTACTTTTACATAGCTAAAGGTAGTTGTGCTAGGAACAGCAGTGACCACATATGTGCCGTTAAATGTGGCGTCTACACCATTGATAGTTACTGTTTGACCTACAGTTAGGTCATGAGTGGTATTGGTTGTAAGAGTAGCTACATCGCTTGTTAAAGCTTTGTTTTTAAGATTAAACAGTTGATTGCTGTTGCTTCTACGCAAAACTTTCATTTCAGTAAAGTCTACGCCGTTGATAGAACCGATTGTTTTAAGTACGTATTGAAGGCTAATTCGGTCTCCAAACAGCACACTGTCAATAAACAAAATATCGCCTAGAGCATCAAGTACCGCTTGCTGCACTGTGTACTGGCGGTATTGTGGAAGGACAGTAACATCGCAAATAATATCCACGCCTACGTAATCTGGCGGAGCAATGCTTAGTGTTGTGTTAGCTGGAGCTTTACCTACTAAGTAGTTAGACACTCGTGTTGCCGCATTAGTAAAGTCAGTTGTTGGAGTTACGCCGTCAATTTGTACTCCACGGTCGTTAAAGCCACGCATGTAAATAACAACGCTTGAATAGTTTTCGGCGGTTGCAGATGCTTTTTGAATACCGCTCACCTGAAGAGCTAAAGAAGCGTAGTCTTCTGGAGACACTGCTCTGTTTAGCGCTTTAATGCTTGCTGGAGCGTTAATTTTTATAGAGTCAGTGGACTCAGCGTCAGCTCCATAAGCAGCAGCGTCTACGTTAGTTACAGTTAATCCAGCAGGGGCTCCCCACAAATTATCTGGGTCAACCTCTTGAATAGTATCGCCAGGAACGTTACCTACTAATCCGCCACCAATTCGATAGGTTGCAGTAATAGACTTATTGATTGGAGGGATGCGCCCACCAATGTTGTCACCAAATTGAACATAGGTTATATCATCGGCATCTGTAAAAGTAGAGAATGCTGGGGTAGCTCCTGTAACGTCAATTAGGTATTGAACTTTTGTATAAACAACTCCGTCAATTTCAATTTCAATACTGTCTTCAATAACAGGAGATTGCTCTAAAGGATAGGTCTGGTTTGCTATACCTGTGCTCAAACGAACAAACTCATTGGATACAGTTTTTCCTTCAGTGGCAGTTACAGAGTTTGCTCCTGGAGTTGCGCCAACTTGGGCTGGAACAACTACTGCATTGTCGAGTTCAAAATAAATAGGTACTTCTTCACCTGTAGCGGTTGTAGAAGTCGCTATTTGAGTCCCTGCCGGAACTGTTATAGGTGACGCGGTTGAGTTGCTAAAGGTAAGGGTAACTCGAGCAGCGTTTCTAAGAGTTGGTTGGTAGTCAAGAAGAGCGGCCTGGCGCAGGATGCTAGAACGCTTACTTGCTGTAGAGATAAACGCCTCGTTAGCGGAACGGTCAACGTAGTAAGACATAAGGTCGCCCATGTAGGCAAACATTTGAAGAATGGCAATACCAAAGTCAGACTCATCTCTGTTTGTCCAGTCAGGAGCAAAGGTAGGGATGAGGTTAATTAAGTCATCTCGGATAGATAGGTAGTCTCGAGAGGTGTAGTCAATTTGGGGTACGTAATTTAAATCAGCCACCGGTTACCTCTTCTATTATGTCGCCGTATCGAGTAAACAGGGCTGTTCTCAAGCCAACTGTCTGCGGATTACCTTCAGGGTCATTATAGTGGATTTCCAGGGTCAAGTCACTGGTGTCAGTGTCCAAATCTGCCTGCAAATCTTTAAACACCAGGTCTGGGAACCACTTTGAAAAACCCTCAACAATTGATTGCTTTGCTGCTGTGGCGGCTTCGTACTCGTTTTCAAAAACTGTTGATGGCACAGTAGTTCCATGTCTCCGCCTATATACATTACCCAAACAGTGTCGTCTAGTCCCGGTATGTACGCGGCTCTAGCCGTTGGGTTTGCGGTCACTGGTGTGCAGGGAAATGCCCAGTTTGATATGGACTCGCCCGTTACTTGAGGGACCTTTACCTTAATTCTTGCTTTGTTATCTGGGTCTGAGACATCCACGCATTTTCCTGGATAGATGCCAAAAAACTTACGGTCATGGTCTTTAAAGAGCACCTTGTAACCTCAACTTTTCGTACACAACGCCTGGCAACGGGTTTTTGGTAATCGTCGCGTTTAAATCTCTTTTTCCCTTGCTTATCCAATTTGCTTTGTTAATAGAGTAGTCATCGGTTTGAGACCTGTTTTTTGTAGCATTAATCAAATACTTTGATGAGGGGTTATTACCAACTTTTGCTACGTTTAATATAGTCTCAGGTTTAGAGCTGCTTCTAATCTCGCTTGGAATAATAGTTCTTAACTCTGGATTCGGAGGAGTTTCTAAAGATACGCCATCGGTCCAAACATTTGCAGACCCCAAGGAGTCAATTCCAGCTGTCAGTTTAGTTGTATAGACAGCGTTAGTGATTAGGTGTTCGGTCTCTAAAACAATCCAATAACCAGAGTAGTCAGTGCTCAAGCCTTCTAAATATATAGGCATGGTTGGCTTTAGCTCCGTATTTCCTAAAACTTCAACTTGAGCTCTATAAGGAAACATGGTCAATAAATCAGCGGCAGCAGCCTCATAGGAGGCTGAAGAAAAATCAATGGCTGTTGTTCCTGATTGAAACGAGTCAAAGAAGGATTGCTGGTACTTTTTACGCAAGCTTGTCTCTTGTTTTTGTTTAGTAACGTTAAAGATAGAGCTAGAGTCATTAACTAGGTCAATACCCGTAACAGCTGTAGCCGACTTAGTTCCGTCGTCAAAAGCTAAAGTTTCTCCTACTAATGTCATATAAAACCGCTTAGCTTCACCCTTATACCTAGTAAAGTTTTCAGTAAGTGGCTGGAAGTACAGTTCAGTGTTTTCTGCTTTTAAACTATATCCGCACTGACGTGCAAGTCGAACTAATAGTTGCCAGTCGCTTTGCCCAGATTGAGCAATTTGTGGAAACACTCTAGGGTGTGGCGTAACGTAGTAAGAAAAGTTGTACTTTGAGGCTAATTTAATCGCCAAAGCCGAAGCGGTTATATTTCTATAAATTGCTTGGCTAGGCTGTTTAAATACAAAGGACGCACCAATAACTGCCACAGTTACATTGTCTGAGCCTGGGGTTTTGTTTGGCTCTAGATGGTGCACATAACCGTAAAAGTCAATTGGGTTTTCTAAGTCTTTTATTAATACGGATACCGGAGTTCCAGGCTTAATTAAATCAAAAGACGCATCCCACTCTCTGAAGGTCATAAACATCAAATCGTGCTCATACCGAGCCTGTCTGAGTCTTAATGAGCTTAAACGAAAAGGAGCCCCATCTACTCCTTCAAATTTTACTGTTACGTATTTAAGCACGCTTTGGCACCCGCACTACATATCCAGCAGGGATATTTTGAATATCTTCTATTTCCGGGTTTGCTTCAGCAATTAAATACCAAAGATGAGGCGTTCTGTAGAATTGGTAGGAAACAATATCTAGACGGTCTCCGCCTTTCCAGGTGTAGTCAATCCATGACATTCTGTCCAAATCAGCAAACTCATAGGTCACTACTGGAGTTACATCTCCGTTTTCAACAACGGATAGGTAATCAATCTCTGAATCTGCATATCGAGAAGATTTATAAATAGACATTAATTTGCCTCCGAGATACCAACAGATGCAAGCAAGTTTGCTTGGATACTAACGTCAGACCTAATAGGTTTCATATCTTGAGTAAAGGCTAGATGTTGCACAGAGATAGCCGTAATGTATCCAAGGTAGTTCAAAGGTCCAATTTCAAACTTAACAAGAGTTGCTGATAAGAATCCAATATCTGAAGTCACTCGTCCAAGGGAGTTCTTCCAACCACCCTTCATGTAGTTAGCATTTGGGCCGTTTACAGTCTGGTACAAAAACTCAATGTCGTGCAAAGTACCCAGCTCATAAAGTTCTTTTATTTGTTTTTCCATAATTGCATCAGATGAAAAACCAAGTTTATGACCCTTGTAGAAGTTGTTGTAGCTCAACCAACGCTTAGGGACTAGACCACTAGACTTCTTCTTAGGGTCTTTTTCTTTATCCCCAAGGTGGGCAAAACAAGCAAAGTCATTTGTTCTATCTAAACGAACTACTAAAGAGATGCTTTCGGTTCCAGGAAATGCTCCAGCAACAGAAACAAAACGGTCTTGTAAAGATGGGGTTACTTCAGCGTTTAACTGTACTTGAGTTGAAAAAGTTTCAGGGTTCCAGAGGAATTGGAATCCAATCTCTCTTTCTTTGCCAGTACGTGTGTCTTTACCGCCCTTGCCAGTGCCCGCGTACTGTTCGTTGCTAGCGCTAGCATGCCAAGTAATTCGACCTCTACGCATAGGGCTTCTTGGGTTTGCTGCCCCATTAGGGTTGGTTCCAACTACATCAGCTTTTGTAGCGCCCGTGGCTTTATTAGTTTTAGAAAAACGTCTGTGGTCCACGGTGGTTGGGTCAAGAGGCAAACTCCAGCTGTGTGGAGATAAGTTAAATAAGAAAGTTCTAGTATCAAGAGGTCCTACAAAGTTTTGTGTTGGGTTTGATGTAACACCTGCTTCTACCTTTTGAGAAATAGGGGCAAGTTTGGCGGCAGGTCCAGCAATAAGAGGTGAGGTACCGCTTTTTCCTAAAACAGTAACAGTTTGATTTTGAGTCTGTCTGTTGTCGTACTCCTGTAAAAACATTTTTGTACCGGTAGTGTCAACGGTAGAGGCTCCTGCAGTTTGTCTAACTACTGCCTTTCCCTGACCAAGAATTGGGTCGTTAATGGAGTCTTTGCCTTTAACGCTTCCAGCTTGTTGAGTAATAAGGGATGTTCCGTTTGGAAATAGCAAAGGAAGATAAGGAGGCGGAGTAAAGGTAGAGCTTCCGCCCTTCTTTGCTCCCTTTGTATTCTTGTTAGCAGCAGCGTTTAATGAAGCATTATTGACAGCTTTGTTTGCCATTATGAGCTAACCGCCTTCTTTATTAGTACGTCGTATTCTAAAGTTTTTCTAATTTCCTGGGCCAGCCTACGCTCATCCCAGTTTGCTTCACTCTTAATATTAATTGTAACGCCGCCGTAATTATTAGCGCTGCGTCCGCTATTAACGCCGGTTGCAGTAACTGCGCCACCTGCAGCACGAGCCCCAAGGTCTGGCATGAATTGCTTGAACAACTTAAGAATTTCGTTTACAAATCCCTGTAGTTGGTTTCCAATTCCGGCAATGCCTTGAACACCGCTTAAGAAGTCTCCAACTTTGCCAGCGCCAGCTCCAGCGGTACCGCCAACTGCTCCAGCAACTGTTCCAAAAATTCCAGTCTTATCAGTAGCCTTATTAAACACTCCTTCAAGCCAGTCACCGGCTGCTCCACCCATGCCGCCGCCGCCTCGTGGGTTGCCATAAGGTCCATCTAGCCCAACTGATTTAGCAGTTGCCCAAGCTGGATGCCACTTCTTTCCTTGGCTAGAGATTGCATAAGCAACTTTAGCGTTTGTAAGTGGGTCGTATAAATCCCAGTCATAACGAAGACCAAATTTTTTAAGTCTTTCGTTACCCATATTTTTATATCTTCCAGAATTAAGCATATTAATTTGAAATAATCCGTAGGACATATCTAACTCACCATCAAAGTTAGCGCTGCCAGGCATACGTGCAGATTCTTTACCAATAATCTGCATTGCATCATCAATGGCATTAATGGTTACCCCACCTTTGCCTTTCATACCATTTCTAAAACCAGCTGCAAACAAAATTTCACGAAGTTTTCCTGGGTCCATTTGAGCCCCACGGTCCCTGTGTTTGTGAAATTGTCCCTGAGCAATGTCTGGGTGGCCATGACTTCCGTCAGGTCCTTGAGTAGTAACTTTACCTCCGCTGTGTCGTCCACCGCGGAATTGAAGGTTATTTAAATCTAATTCATGATGAGGAACGATATATCCATCTGATTCTGGTACGAAAAGCTCTGGACCTTTTTCACCAACTACATAAGCGTTACGACCAGCAACATCTCCACCACCTGCAAGGAATGGAATCTTTCCAAGTAGCTGCCCTAGCTGACCCAGCATGTAGCTTCCGCTTTCATTACCTATGCCAGCAAATGTGTCTAAGAAACCTTTAGTTCCAGATAGCCCTCGTCCAGCAAAAGAGAACGGGCTCTTTCCAAAGAAAGCGCTGCCCATTAAGTTTGATAGAGCAGTTGATAGTTGGTTAGCTTTTTCAAAACCAAACATCATTGGACCAGACGCCTTTTCAACCATGGCGGCTGAAGCTGCTTCTCTTGATGCTTTAGACGCAATTGCTTGAGTAGTTGCGCCAATTCTTTGTAGGGAAACTTTGTCTGAGACGCTTGCTCCCTGAGCTTTAGCGTACAAACCGTCCTCAACAATAGTTCTTAGGTAGGCGTCGTTTCCAAAATATTGGTCGAGCATAGAAGCAAGAGCGTTACCTGGCTGTAGGGATAGACGCAAGTCATTGACAGTAATCGCGGCTTTGCCTCTAGCTTGACGAGAGATAGTTGACCACAAGTCATCAATAATCTTGTCAATTTCACGCATATCACCCGTGGCTGCGTCACGTACATTGATACCAAGCATGCGAAGCATGTTGACGTTGCGAGGGGCGTTAAGGCCGGTTAATGCTTGAGCTGCTCCAGTAAAACCAACACCTGGAGTGATGTTAGAAGCAATAGAAAGGTTTCTTCCAATACGTCCTGCGTTTGCGCCAAGACCACGGCTTCCTTCAAAACCACCAAGGATGTCTTCTAAACCAAGACCTGTTCCTGCTCCAGCAGAGCCAAGAAGGAGTTGAGTAAATGCAGCATCTTTATTTGCAAGACTGCCGCCAGCACCGCCCAAACCTAAGAACGACATACGCTGCTTAGAGGTGTTCATCTGGAAGGCTTGTTCAACGCTAGGAAGTGCGTTGTAGCCTAAAAGCATTCCTTGCTTTATAAACTTACCAGCAATGCCGTTAAACACATTGCTAATAAAATCGTTACCAGACTGAGCGCTGGTAGGTCTAATACCTATTGCTTGAACTTGGTCATTAGTTCCGCCGTAAGCATTACGGGCACTTTGAAATGCAGTGCCACTTGTAAATGGGCTTCCGCCACCACCGCCACCGCCACCAGGCATAGGTGGCTGAGACATAACTGAGCCAGAGGCTCCGTTACCTACGTTTCCTGTAGAACCACCAAAGGAAGAATCCATGGCTTTAGCACTGCCAGCCATGTCACGCATGGACTTACTGACGTTCTTAAAGGACTCTTCAATAGAGTTACCTTTAGCGTCAAATTTATCTATAAACTTTAGAAGGTCGCCCATGACCTTCATGTTGTCTAGACTAAATCCTGCCATTTTCCTACCTACGGTTTAGGGCTCTTGCAAGCCAGTTGTTACGTTCTCTGAAGGACAGCTGACGAATCTCTGTCAGTGTCCAGCCCATAAATATTTTAGAGAGCGCTTCGTATTGGTCCATTAACTCGGTGTAGTTAAAAACGAAACAAAGCGGCGAGGTTTAGTGGAATAGTCATTGACTCTCCGCATGCCTCGCAAACCTTACTCACCTCCGAAAGGCGTGGTCCCGGAGTGCGGTCGACAATCTCACGGGTGATTTTTTCTCTATCTACTAGGCCTAGTTTTAGTGCAACGTTTGGTTTGGCAGGGTTTCCGTTAATTGAATTAATGCAACTGTTTAGCAGGATGCTGTTTAGCTCTGCACCAGTTGTGTCATCTGGGGCGTCTACTAACTTGCGCTGTGTCTTACCGGTAGGCAATGACACGTTAGCCACGTCCCCGTTTTTCAAGGTAATGTCCCAAGTTCTATCGTCAATTGGATTGTCAAGAACTGTTACTGGAACGTCTTCCTCAAGGTCTACAGTCACATCCTGTCGGGTTGAACACCCTGAGCAAGTAACTGCAAAATCAATTTCATTACCAAAAGTTACTTTTCGGATACCAAGCAAGATTGACTCGCGGTCTCCGGTTAGCAACTTATCAAAGTCATCTTTTGTAATCTCACGGTCTCCTAGGGATACCGCTCCTCGCATCAAGATAGTGTTCAAAGCCTTTGAAGCTGTTGAAGACCGAGCAATTGCTTCCTCGTCTTCACCATTTAGTTCTCGTACTTCTACTGTACGAATAACGTTTCCTTCAAGGTCTACAAACCCACCAGGCAAAATAACCTCGGGGCTTGGCGGAGTTACGGTATCAATCTCAACCGTAGGCTCCGCCATAGCCGCCTCAGCAATCTTAGCGAGCTCTTCTGGTTTTACAATTTGTTGCGTTGTCACGATTATTACTCCTTAGTTAATTATTAAAGACCCTTTGGACCTGTTGAAACTGGTGTACGAGTTGTGGTAGCTGTAGCACTGTCAACATGGAAGACAGTCAGACCCTCGTGTACCAATGTCATTGTTTCAAAGAGTAGAGCATTTTCACCAGCGTTGAAATCCTGGTAAGCAAGGTTCTGAATCCAAGCGTTATGGATACGGAAGCCCATCTTTGCAGTTGCGATATCGGCTGGGTTTGAATCTGGGTGGTCCATCAGATAGATGGTTACGTTGCAACGAAAGTCTTTTCCACTTATGGATAGGCCGTCTCCAGCTGAAGCAGCAAAGAGACCACGCATCCACTCGATAGCGTTGTCGCTACCGTAGAGGGCGCCTCGTTGGAATGTAACAGGCTGGAATGAGGTCATTCCAGGGATTTGGTGAGTAGTGGTGTTGTATCCGCCCTCACGGTATGGGATGTTTTGAGTGGTAATTGACAACCCAGTAATTGCAGAGAAGCCACCACTAAAACCAGTGATTTTGTTTGTGAAAACAGTTCCACTGTTTGATGATGCGGTGAACTCAGCCTGGAACCGAAACCCACGAAGTGGGTCAGTGGCTTTAGTAGACCAGCGTTGGATTTTTGTAGCCATTGTTATTTATCTCCTTAGGCTGTCACAGTAACGGTGGCTCCACCGTCAAACTGACCAATTCTAATGATTACGAATTCAGCTGGACGTTGCAACGCAACACCAACCTCAAGAATAACCTTGCCTTCATCAATGACTGCAAGGGTATTTAGCTCATCGTCGCACTTGACGAAGAACGCGTCTGCTGGAGTATCTCCACGGAGACCGCCCTGGCGCCAGTAATCGGTTAGCCAAGCAGATGCGGTAGCAATCAAGCTACGCCACAAGACAGCGTCGTTTGGCTCAAAGATTGCATACTCTGTAAGGTCTGTTAGAGACTTACGAATCTGAATAAGTGAGCGACGAACTGGGATGTAACGGTCTGCGTATCCAGCCTTAAGAGTGCGAGCACCCATAACTACAAAGCCAGAACCAGAAACGTACTTAATTGGGTTTACAGGAGCTACAGCAGAGTTCATGTTATCTAGCTCTGCGTTTGTCAAAGTTGCAACTGATACAACGTTTGACAAGCGGCTTCCTAGACCTGCTGGAGCCTTAAACACGCCACGAGACGCATCAGTAGTTGCGTATAGACCTGCAATTGCTCCACCTGGGTTAGCTACTGTAATAGCTCCAGATGTTGAAACTGTTGGGTCTGCAATTGTTACTAGTGGGTAGTAAACCGCACCTAGAGAAGTTGCTGTGTATTGAGCAGCTCTTGTAATTTGAGCTGCAGCTGTGTCGTCGATTGGGTCAATGATTACAAAGACATCATCGCGGCTTTCAGCATAGGCCAATACAGTGTTTACGTTTGCAGCAGCTGTTAATCCTGGGACGTTCATAACTAGGGAGTTAAGAACTGTATCAAAAGACGATGTTGCAGCTGCAAGATTGGTGTCTGTTGGAGCTGTTCCATTAGAACCTGATGCCAAAGCTTGGTTTGTAACGTTTGCTGGTTGAGCAGTAGTTGCTACAGAAGTAGCTGTTACATACTTTGAGCGTGCATTGATAAAGTTAACACCATAGCGGGAATCTGTGGTGCTAGTAAATGTTAGGTCTGTAAAGCTCTCTACAATTGTTGCTGTATCTGGATACGCAATTTGTACATCTTTACGACCAGTTACTGCAGAGTTAGAGACTGTTACATAGATGTCGTTTCCCCAAACTCCTGGGTTTGCAGCAGTAAGAGTTACGATGTTTGCTGGTGTTCCAGCTCCATCGTTTAGTGTGCGGGTAGCGCTTACAGGGCTACCTGCGGGAACGCGAAGAACATAGCAAGCAGAGCCGCCATTATCGAAGAACAACTTTACAGCTAACGGAAGTTTGTTATCCCGTACTGTGTTCCAGCTTCCAAACTTGGATGTGTAATCATTCCAAGATGTTACAAGAGTTGGAACTACTGGGCCTCTGTCATTAGCACCGATAAACGCTGCGTATGTGTCAGAGTTTGGCCCAACTGAAGGTGGTAGTGCATTGAGGCTTTCCTCAATATACACTCCGGGGCGAAGGTAAGCCATTTTTTTATCTCCTTAGATTAATTGGGTTTAGGCCGAATGTTAGATAGCTAATTTGTCCGGTGGGATATGTGTAGTAGTCGGATTAAGTTGAACAGCAGCAACCTTCTTGGTGGTAGCTGTCCCATCGTAGTGCGGCAACTCGCTTACAACGCGAACAATAAATATGTTGCGAAGTAGTCGTCTGCCATCCTCAACGCCGTCTCTTTTCAGAAACTCGTCAAGAAACATGTGTCTGTATGCGGTTTCGGTGTTAAGAACATTTCGGACACCAAGTTTTCCATATCTGTTTGGAAACTTCTTGTGCATAATTTCATACATAAGGGCTCGGTCATGGCGCGGATGACGAGCGTACGTGCTGACTTGATATACCAAGTCATAGGTTGCTGGGTACTCGTAGCTGTACACGGTGTTGCCAGAGATGGCTACCGTTCCATTTTTATCTGAGTCGTAGATAACACCTGAGTGCTGACGCTCAGAAGCAATACGAACATCCATCAAGTCAATTGTAATAAAGGGGAACTTCTGGTCTCTGAGTTCTACGTCAGGGGTCCCATACCAAACCTGAACAGGTCGAGCGTTTCCACCTTTCTCATCGCTGACGGTAATGCCGCCTAGCCAAGTCTTTAGGGCCGCGTCTTCTGCAAGAATAAATGTCATAGAAGCACGTCCTCACTAAAGATAAAGTTAACGTATTCGGCTTGAACTTCCTCGGCGACTACCTCGTCGATAAGTTCGTCAATTCTGCGTAGTACCCAAGATGGCGGTGTTGTTAAAGTACCAAACTCTAGATTTTCAATCTCTTCAGTTAGGTTAGCTGGATAGTAAACGCCAATAGCAGTACGAGTCGTTACAAGACTAATCTGAGAGGTGACTTCTTTTGGCCAACCAGAAGACTCAAGAATGTTTTGGACCTTGGGCTCTAGGATTCTTTTGGCTCTAAAGAGCGCTGATGAAAATGCTTTAGATGTGTTCACTTAAAGTACTTTCGCCAGAGGTAGCCCGCTGCTATGATTCCTAGAACCTTTTTACTATCACCTTTGCCAGGCAAGGTCTTTGAGATTTCACGGTAGAACTCTTGCGGTTTGGCCGCATCGACTTTCTTTTCCATGGCAAATCTCCTCAGGAATACGCAGACTACTTAGCAAAGGTACAGCTTTGATTCCCGCATGGAATCGCCTCAATGGTAAAGCAAAAGGCCCCCTTTCGGGGGCCTAAGCGTTACTTCTTTTTATTCTTTTTTTCTTTCTTGTCCTCGGCCTTTTCGCCCTTCTTGCCTTCCTTGGCTTCGTGGCGCTTTTCCTTAGACTTAATCTTCTTTACGATTTTCTCGTCAATTTTGCGGTCGGCGGTTTGGGTTTCGGGCTTGTTACGCTTTCCGTGGGCTTTGTCCATTTTCTCGAACTTAGCCTTTTCCTCTTTGTCCAACCCCTTAGTAGTTTTGGCGTCTTGCTTCTTATCGTTCTTTTCGTTATAAGGCATACGCTTCATTACTTCTTGTCCTTCTTCTTAACCGCAGCTTTCTTCTTGGCCTTAGCAAACTTGTCATTTGCCGCCTTCAAGGTCTTCATTCCATGCTTGTCTTTTGGCTTGCCGCATCCGCATGTAGCGCACATTATTTGCCCTGCTTTCTATAGCTAATTGTTGCCTTGGGTTTGCGGATGATTCCGCCTTTTTTCTTACGTGTCTTTGCTCCACCGGACTCGTACTTGCTTCCAGTTAGAGACACCTTGATGTTCTTGTATGGGTCCTTGCCAGCGGTCTGGCCAATGCGCTTCTTCATTTGGTTTTCTCCTTAGCTAATAACCGAAGAGTATAAAATGCTTACTGCGTTAGCTGATGTGGGAGTTGCAGCTACTGCGTATAGCTGGTCTTCAGCGTTTAAGTTAAATGTGTATACAGAATCTTTTTTAATAGGAAGGCCCTTGTCAGCTCCTGAAGAGGTTACTGTGGCATCTCCAACATAGACGGCGTTGTTGTCGTCGTTGATGATTTGAACCGATGTAGTCGGGTTACCTTCTGGGATAGATATGAGTACAGTTGGGGTTGTTCCAATTGTAAATGATTGATGAACTAGCGCCATGGTTCCTCCTAGGCTTGGGCATACGCCAAGAACTGAGCATCATTGACGAGCTCATCTGGCATTACCTGTAGTAAGTTGATTGTCACAATGGTGTGACGGTTGGCTAACTGCCCAGCCTGTTGTGTTTGTG